AGGCCCGCCTGGAAAGGGAATTGCCAGCTTACGACCAGGAGAAGCAGTTATTATTCCGCCGTACTCGTGTATGCGTGCGTATTTAGAGGTAGTTAAGAATTGCCCTACAACGCCACCATCAGCGCCAGGCTTCGGAAGAAACTGGAAGCTACCCCTGAGGGAACCTGTCCTTGACCAAAGACCAGGCCGACCGCTTAGTTGCTTTCCCCTGAAGACGCCTATGGCCTTATAGCCCCAGCGTATGAACTCCTCTTTGCCAAACTTCGTTATGGCTTTAGCCTTGCGCGTAAGCACCTTCTGGAGCTGCCTTTCGGCTTCCTTCATGGAACCCTGCCGATCGAAGGCCATTACGCACCCCTCCGGTAGTTAAGCAGGACGTTCTTGACGCCGGGCAGCCAATCAACATCACCGGTATAGGTGACGGTGTTACCCACCGCAGCCGTAGATGTAGCGCCTACCGTCTTACGGGTGTTGAATAAGAAGAGCACCTGACGCTCACAGGCATGGACCAAATCAGCATAGTCTGAGGCCAGAAGATCCTCTGTGGTCTCTGCCAACCCACCTGTGTAAACAACCTTCAGCGCACGGAAGCCCGAGACCAGAAGGTTCTGGGTGAAGTAGATAATCCCGCTGTCATCATCTACGGTGTAATCACTGGTTGAGACTGCAGAAGAAGCCGCATACTCCCAATCAGCATCGTTCCACGCACCCTCACTGGTACCGTTGATCGTTGAGACTGGAATGGCGCTTAGACGGAATGTGGTGGCCCCAGGATCAACGCTGAAATACTCTGTGTATTGGGTTAGCTCTATCTTGCGATTGAGGAGTTTACGCGCATGGCTGCTTACAACACGGCAGAAATACTCAAGCACCGAATCGTGTTCATCGTCGTTGGCATCGATCCCCATCACCGCTTTGATATTAGTAACCGTGCATATATCTATGCTCATTGATTACCCCATTGCGGTAGTCTCTGGAGGCGTTGCAAAACGGACTTTACGTGGGCGGCCCCGTGCCCTACGTGGTAATGGTTGGGCTACCTTTTCTGGTTCAGGCTGTGGCGTGGCTCCTGCCAACTCAAGCTGGCTCTCCTGCCCCTTAATTTCTTCATCCGTTGCCTCAAATATCTTTCCTGGCATGTAAATTGCGCCTGTTGCCTTATCCGTGTATTGGAAGCCTTTTCTGACTCTCCACCTCGCCATTTCGATCTCCTGTAATAGGGCTGTGTGAGGGCCGCCGAAAACGATGGCCCCCACACAGCAAGCCTCCGGAAATTACGTGGTTGATTCAGCACAAACGCAGACAGCGTTTTCGTGCCGTCCGCCGACATCAGTCTGATAGACTGCCTTGATTTCAACGCCATGATTCGCCCATGCGTTGCCACCTTCAGTTGTTGCCTCGATCTCTACGCCACCCCACTCCGCGAGAATGATCTCCTTCATGTTGACGCAGAAAAGCTCAGCAAGGTTTGTCCCCGAACCCTTTGTCAGGTTGATCCGACATTGGGTTGATGTGAACACCGGGTAGCCAAGAATGGACCGAGGCTCACCAACTGCAGGATCAGCAGCCCAGAGGTAGTCCCTGCTGGCGAAGCCACCCTCACCAGTGAGGCCCCGCGTGAATTGACGAATGCCATTCCACGTCCTTGGATGCATTACCCAACAAATGCCATCAAGCGGTACGTTGGCTGCTTCAAGGTTGTAGAGCATGGTGAACAGTCCCGTGGGAGTCATGGCCCCACCATTTGTGCCTATGACGTAGGTCTGCTTCGATGAGAAGTTGGCCATGCCGGTTGGGCTATCAGGCGTTGCGGTGGCCACACTGCCATTAATCATGGCCTTGTCCACAGCAAGCCCAATACGTCGAGCCAGCTCGTTCCTGACAAAGGCTTCGGCCGCACCCTCAGAGGTGTAAGCAAGCGTCCGTGAAATAAAGGTCCTTGCAGTACACGGATGAGGAGTCAACGTGACCTGTGCTGGCGTGGCAGAGCTCTCTGTGATCGCCGCATTCTGTCCGGGCCAATACGCCGTTCCACCTGCGGAAATCGCCGGAATCTTGACTGGTGCATTCTTGCAGGGCAACACAAGACACCCCGCCTTAATGCAGACAATCATTGCATGGAGCTCTTCAATGAACCTCTCAGGTAGGAATTGCTCTGCTACCCAGTAACCGCCCCCGCTACCAGACGCCCAGGTAATGGCCTTCTTGCGCGTCTCCTTCAAAGCCCATTCTTCATACTTGGCATTCGTCCAATCATGAGTTGTCTGAGCCTCGATAAAGCGCACGAAAGAAAACTCATCCTTCGGCACCATGTTATGCGGAGAGTTTGCCTCGGCCTGCTTCATTCTTTCCTGAAAAGCCTTGTCTTCAGGGTTGAAGGCTTCGGCGTCGACCTTGATCGGGTCGGGCTCCTTCTTCTCTTCGGCAACCAGACGATCAGCGAAGCTATTGAGTTTGTCGTCAATAGTGTTGAGCTTTTCGTCCAGCTTCTTTGCGATGATTTCGCTGAGTTGGTCCTCAGTGAACTCCACCGCGTCCTTTTTGTTGTCCTCTGACATTACGTCTTACCTTTCCGCCGTTGTTCCGGTTTGAGATATGCTCCGGACCTCCGGCTTAGAGTTGGTTACTTCACCAAACGGAACATCCGCTTAGGTGTTGGAATAAAACGAAACATTGCTGGCGTCTCCTTCTGTGGTTGCTCCTCTTCCGCAATCTCTTCATCCGGCTGCGCAGGATCGTCGGTGACGTCTTTGTGCACCTCGTCCCCAACGTCCGTCTCCGCAATCTCGTCTCCAAGCTGCGCAGAAACATCCTCTTCAGGGTTGTCAGCGTATTCCTCTTCCGTCCAGGCAAGCCAATCACACAGCTTGCTCTGATCTATCAGTTCTTCCTCTATGCAGTGGAGGACAAATTCCGAGAAGTCCTTGCGGGCAAGCTCCTTGTGGGCTTCAAGCCACTTGCGAGCCTCCGACATGGTCCAGTCTTCTTTCTTTGGAAAGCGCAGGCTTTGCAATGTCATACTTGTCTGTCCTTCCAACTTGCCCATGATCCCAATAACCCTGGGCTTGTCTTTTTGGAGGGGAACCCGGCGGAACGACTTACGAGCGAATTGCTTAGGATCACGTACACGATAGGCAAACTCACTGGGGAGATCTTCCCAGCCTGGCTTCTCTTCGCTGTCAATGTCGTCCTGCGTCTCAGGAGCAAGATCTGCAATGCGTGCCTTGAGCTCTCGTGTCGCCTGCAACGCTTCTTCGCTCTTGTGGATGGCTATAGCATCAAGTTCTCGCTTAACCTGATCAGGAAGCTCCAGGCCACGCTTGTGGGCAAGCATGAGCGCCTCGGGGTTTGCTGGTATGGGGACGACAGAAAGCTCTAAGAGTTCTTTCTTTGTGAAACGCTTTCCAAGCTTGGCGTCAGGTTCTTCCTTAGCACGCTTCTGCTCCAGCTCGTCATCACCATCAGGATCTATCCATTCCGACTTGAGGCTCCGGAAACCAACCGATACACCCCGCAGAAAGCCCTTCTTGCACAGGTTGAAAACCTTCTGGGCTAAGGGGTTGTCTTCTTCCGTTGCAAACTCAACGTCGAACACCCACTTATCATTATCCTTGTGGATCTTTGTTGTCCTGCCCACAGGGAGGGAATGGTAGTCATGCCCAAACATGACAACGGGGTTGCGTTTGTAATGTTTGAAGTTCCACCCGCCAACCGTAAGCTCATCCCCTGTGCGATCTCTTATTGCACTGGTACCGACAAAGGACAGGACGCGGTCTTGATCCGCTACCTCTTTAACGTCACACGTTATCTCGCCAAATTCCCTATCAGCCATTGTCCTTGCCTCCGTTCCGGTACCACTTGATAAAGTCCTGTAATTCCTTCTGGGTAATGGCAACGGTTTGCTCTACCCCAGCAACCGACGCCTTGAGCTCCTCACGTGTGCTGGTTACAGTGTCCTTCAGCGCATCCAGCGTTTTGGTTTGCTCTTTGACGGTCTCATCCCGTTTCTTGCGAGAATCTCTGAAATCCTCAATCAACTGTTTAAGCCTCATCTTTTGCTCCACCCATGCGTAAACTCCGCTTGCTAACATGCTTAAAAACCCGACTACAATCGCTATGTCTTTGAGCTCCACGTGTTACTCTGTAACCATCAAGGTGCACCTACAGTTGACGACCTCCTCTGCAGGAGCATTCTCATCGCCCGGATACAAAAGTCCGTTTGAAAATACTTGTCCGAGAGGAACTGGACCCTGCGCCATGGCTTGAATATGGCTATCGCGGGTTACTTCGTCCAAGGCCGCAAGCCACATGTGCTTTTCAACACCCGCTGCTTTGTATGACTCGAACTCCATGCCATTAGAGGCTTGCATTGTTTCGGTACGTGCTATCATTAAGGACCGTGCACGAGAGTCCTGCATAACACCGTAGATAGACTCCTGGAGCTCGTTTACCGTTTGGTTGGACTGTTGTGCATGGCGCAGTTTATCCCTCACTCGATCACGGACCCGTTCATTTATGTCCACAATTTTGATCTCTTTGCGATCGAGGAATTTGATTATCCTGGGGTCCGTTTTGGACCACGTGAAAGGAATCCCTGCGCCATTTAAGTGCAGCTCGATCATGGGGCCGACAACGTCAGAGAGCTTCCCGTAGTACTTGTTGGCAAGCAGCCTTAGCTCACGGTCCCACTTGTCCCCAAGCTCGAGGAGAGAGTAGGGAATAGCATCAACTGTTGCTTTGCTTGCAAGTTGCTTCTCAAACCACTTTTTCATACGAAGCAGATAAGCACGAACCGTTTCCTTAAATTGCCGTTCCATGGGCTCCACGCGACGGTTCCATGCCTTCCAGTAGGCAGCTTGCTCTTGTGTATGGCGGGGACGATCAGTTACCTCAAGGAGAGCTTTCTTCTTCGCTTCTTTCCCGTCAGGCGTTTCATCGCTTTGGGTCTGAGTCTCTTTGGAAGGAGGAAAGACTGCTGGAGAGTCTGCCGGAATTAGGCTTATAGGGCGATAACCTACGTCCCCACCAGGTATACTTTCGAAACCCATTTCGAGCTTCTCGTTGATGGCATCCCAGGGCACACCCATTGCCCATAGTTTTTGTGCGGTGTCAACCTTTGCGGCAAAGTCGTCTTGAAGAACCTCAACGTTGCTGCGATCGAACTCTCCCCACGTAGTCTCGTTGTCGTAGGGCAGGAAAAGATGTGCCCTTAACGTGTCTTGAATAAGGGCTTGAAGTGGTATGATCGTGTCTTGCCAGAAGCCCTTCTTGACGTTCTCCTGCGCAGCCTTATGCGTTTCCTCCAGGAAGCCCAACTCGCTAAGAGGCACACCAAAAGCCATAGCGATCATGCGAGCTCCCCACTTGCGCTGCTCCATGAACTGCATGTCCTTGTGGGGCACGCTGACTGGCTGGTAGCTGGCACCACCCTCGACGAGGCCCAACCTGTGAGCATGTGTTGCTCCCTTGTGCCGATCTTCCCAGCGGTGCTGGAGACGTCGCCATTCCTCGTCTGTCATGTACCCAGCTTCTGCGGGCAACGTGAGGATGCCGCCGGGCATAGCGCTGTTCTCGAAGAACGCAGCGTTGTACTGAGACGCGTCGTAATCCTGCTCCACCGCCATGCGGGCTGCGGTCATGGGACCAACACCCCAGAATTGGTGGTAGGGGTTGTAGAGCTTGAAATGGATAACTTGGAAGGGCTCTAAGCGGACAACCTTATTTTCGTTCTCACGCTTTTCCCAGTATTGAATCTCGTTGTTGTTGTCAATGCTGGCCTTAAAAGTCTGTTGATCGTAGACAAAGATCGAGGAAGGCTCAGCCTCGGGGCGCTTACGTTTAAGGACCCAGACAGCATTGCCCTGGAGCTGGAGGTTGGCGACCGTTGCATGCCACAGGTAAAAACGTGTCCAGAGACTGTTGGGCCGGTTAAAGACCTTATACAGAGGTCCTGACTCAACAAGGCGGGGAGACTCGGTAGGCCCTGTATAGATCTTGTAAGGCGTAGAGCTCAGCGTTGTCGCTATCTTGTTAATACAGGCATATACTGTCTCGTGCTGGAGGTAGGGGTTGTCTAATGGCTTAGCGTCGTACTTGAAGAGGGCCTTGTCCCAGTTAGGATCACGCCAGCCCATACCCTTCTGCTTGACAGCTACACGGGCAAAGCGTGCCGCCCTTATCTTGCGCCGATGATCAAGCTCAGTCCTGATCTCAGAGACAACACTGCGAGCACCACCAATCAACGATGCAAAGAATCCCATTTATCTGATCCACCCTCGAAAGCTAACTTTGGAAGTCTGCCCCGCCTGAACGGCGAAGTCTAAGCCGTCACACAGATCGTCATGGTCTGCGCTGGGAAACGTTATGAGCTGATCGTAGAGATCACGCTGAGACTCGTGCACAGCATTGCTACCGTTGCCCCGCAGAAGCACACGGCCGTTCTCGAAGTGTGTTGCAAGGATGCTTAAACGTGCATGCTTATTAGTCCTGGTGGCGATCTCCTTGACGGCAAAGCGTGTGTTGAGTCTCACATGCCTAGCTATGAGCTTCTGCGCCTGCACAGTCTCAATGCCGACGCGGGCAATACCTCCCCAGTGAGCGTAGTGCTCGTTGATATGGCTAAGTGTCTCCAGCAGTCTGTTAAGCTGGAGGCCCTTACGGCGATATCTCTCGAGCACGAAATATCGGTTATCCGCCATGGCAACAACAACGATGGCTGTGTCGTCAGCCTTGGCGTTTTCGGCAAAGGCAGGATCAACGCCGACGAAGACTTGCGCCTGCTCTGGCAGATCTTTGCGATACCAATAGCGCATCCACTCGGGGTTAAAGACTTGCTCTTCGGTGCTTATGGGCAAGCAGTGATAGCCTCGGGTAAACGCTATGGTACCGATCTCTGATCGCTTGGCCTCAAGGGCGTCTCTGTCCCACCGTTCGGGCCATATAGGAGTGAGATCAGAGGGAATAGCGGTACGTAAGAGCTGGAACCTATCGGGGTTCTGGGCCTTACGCATAAGGGCGTCGTCGAAGTGCCAGGGGGTGCCAATCCACCACACCCGTGATCGTTGTGGGTGGACGAGGTTGAGCCATTTGTTATCAACAGCTTCGATCACCTCTTTGCGACGAGCAGCGCTGAATAGAGAGTTGCGCTCGTCGGTGATATCGTCAAACACCAACAGATCAGCCCTGCCACCCGTTGCGCTTGAGAGCACACCGTAAGACTCTATGGTGTTGTCTATGTGGATAGTGCGGGACTTAATAGAGAGGGCATGCTTGCTCCAGCTATA